CACGAACAAAGGCGCTGATCTGGAAGGGTTTAGGGGTAGAATGCAAACACTCTTCCATGTCGACATGCTTAGTGCTGCGTCTAGGTTGGCTAAGGAGCGAGGGTTCTTAGTTAGTAAGGCAAACCTTGGTGCTTTCATCGACGACGGTTCTGTGAAAATTGCTGTGTTTGGTACAGGCGAAGTCGCTATGCGAAATGTCAACGGCTTTCTAAAATGCATGCAAGACGTCTACGAAGCTGGTGGACAAGAAAACCATCCTAACAAAACAGTGATTTCTCCAATTGGAGGTGAGATGCTCTCCGAGGTCCGGATTAACGGTGTGAGGGCTCCCACCGGAATCAAAGCTGCAATGCGTGTTGCACCAGATTACGAAAACCCTGCTTGCGCGATATCAGAAGATCTTGATGCCTTGTTCGCCGCGTCTCAAGGTGTTGTAAAAGATGGTGGTGATTGGATCCAAACTTATAAGCGTTATGTCAGAGCAGCTGTCACGACGATTTTCCGATGGGCTCGTTCCGAAGCGTCCTCACTAGCTTCAAACCCGATGTCGTTTGCACTCACGCTCATGACTCCGAAATCGCTTGGTGGTTTTGGCGTGCAATCACTGCAAGGTTTAGCGACCACTGTATGTGTGAACGCAACGTCAGAAGGGCTTGGCATGCTAAATCGAGCCTCGCGCGCAATCACAGGAGTCAGTCAAATCGTAAAGAAAATTGTGACGAGACCCTTAGTTGCACGAACAAACCTCAGTATATTTCGCGACCCACTTCGAGTCCGGGCTGCGACCTCCGTAGTCATCGAAAACCGGTTGATGATGTCAGTTGTCAATTGGTTGCGTTCCAATGAGAGTAAGCAATCTGCTTTCTTCGCCGCATACAAGTCTTTGGACTTAATTGCTCATGCCACTGCCGTCGCTGACGCGATTCTAGATGGTGATGTGATCAATGTTCCATTACTTGAACGAGCTTGGAAATGCACACCGCTTGCGTACGTTGAGAGCGTTGTCTCAAAATTCAGACGTGCAGGCACAATCATCAAAATGATAGGATACAAACAAGTTGGCTCGATAAGGAGACTAAACATGGAAGACGTCAAATCATTGTTGAACACTGCGAAACATCTGTAACCTAATTATAAGCTATCGGAACGACTAAAGAAAACGATCGAACCCATAGGCGGGACCGGCACTAGTTGCTGTGACTTCGATTGTTACTTGTTGACCCCGAAAGCGCTGGCTAATTTCTTTGCTACGATTACGTTTATTATAAAAAAACTGACACAAATGAGTGTTTTTGGTATTAAGAATGACCATTTAGTATGGG